AAAAATACAATGGTGGGCTGTCCACATATCGTGCGTCAGAGGGACGTACAGTGGAGGTTCCTTACCGTGGACCTGTATACAATACGATACAAGAAATTCTTGGTGGTTTGCGCTCGGCTTGTTCTTATGTTGGTGCTTTTGATTTGCCTTCTTTATACATCAATGGTACAATGGTGAAAGTGAATCGTACTATCAACAATATTTTTGAAGAGAATGAAATATGAATATTTTTGCTTTAGATAAAGATCCTCTTATTGCTGCTCAAATGATGTGTGACAAACACGTCGTAAAAATGATTCTTGAAGGTTGTCAAATGCTTTCAACAGTTCATTCTTTGGATATTGTACAAGATAATAAAATAAAATTGTACAAACCATGTTTTCATAATCACCCATGTACTATTTGGGCAAGAGCATCTAAATCAAATTATTATTGGTTAGCAAATCACACATTTGAATTAACAAATGAATATAGTAGTCGTTATTATGGTAAAATCCATAAATCTACTGATATGGCATATTGGTTTACTAAAAATGCACCAAGCAATCTCCCAAATACTATTTGTACTGACTTTGCACAAGCAATGCCAGAACAATACAAGAACGTTGATGGGGTAACCGCATACCGTGCGTATTATCTTGGAGAGAAAGCTAAATTTGCTAAGTGGAAGTTAGGAAATGAACCTATGTGGTTTACCGTCGCTTCCCTTTCTGTTTAGGTGGCTCGTTTAATAATGGTGGAATAATTGGACTATTGGGGTCTTGAATTGGTGTAACTTTTGGAGTTACTACTGGTTCTACTTTTGGTGGTTCTATTGGTTTAATAGGAGTTTGTGCAACAGGCTTGGGTTCTGTTACTGGTGTACATACTCCATCTTCACAATTTAAAAATCCGCTTTTAAACTTTTTAACATTACCAGCCCAATTTTGGTTTAAATTAGTTGGATCGTTTGCAACATTTGGTGGTGCCCATCGGGCTCCCATAAAATCTTCAAAGGGTACTTTTTTATCAGATGCTTCGTAACGTTTTCTATTTGACAAAATAGAAGCCGCAGCCCAACCAGCCTGACGATCTAAAGACATTTCAGGAGTATCTCCTGGTTGTCCCATTGCTTTTGGCGATAATACCCCAAATTCTCGACCCTGTCTACCATTTTCTGCTCGTCGTATTGCACCTAACATTGCTATACCATCATAATCTTCTTTGTTAATACCATTGCGTTCTGCTGCACCTATAATTATTGGATATTCTTTTCCAAATTCTTTTTCTAATTTACTATAAAATTTTTCATGATATGTCTTAGCTGGTTGTTTTACTTCGCCAGTATCTTCAAGCAAAAATTGTTTAAATCTTAGCATATATTAACCTTTGACTTTGTTGCAGTTCATGGTATAATATGACAAAGGAAACATACAATGAACGTTCAACTATTTAGACTAAACTCAGGCGAAGAAATTTTGACTCGATACGAAGAAACCGAAACAGGCTATGTCTTTAAAGACCCAGCAGTTTTAATTCCAATGGAACAGGGGCAAATTGGTATGATGCCTTGGATGATGTATACGGATATTTCCCAAGGTGTTACTATTCCAAAATCATTTATTGTTTTTCATGTAAGCCCAGTAGCTGCACTGAAGAATCAATATGATGCTAATCTTAACAAAGGAATCGTTGCTCCTTCGAAGTCTTCGAAGTTAAAGTTGACGATGGATTAAATTGGATATAAACACGATAACTAAACTTTATGTTCCTATTGCCAAACCTATATCAATGGCAATGGAAAGACAAAAGAAACATATTTCTATTATTTTGTACAAAAAAGAAATTGTTGCTATTGGTCAGAATGAGTATAAGACTCATCCACAAAGTGTAAAACTTGGGTATAGGTATCCTGAGATGCATTCTGAGTTAGATGCATTCAGAAAAATCCCAAGAAGTTATCGTGATAAAAAATTAGTCCTTCTTAATTTTAGATTTAATAGGTTTGGTGTTTATAGAAATGCTAAACCATGTCCAATATGTCACAAATGGTGTGCTGATATTTTTCATGATATCTTTTATACAAGTGATGACGGAATTCTTAAACTAGAGGATTGACCAATGGAAACACGTAACATAATTGATCATTACCATTATTGGGAGCATGATGCGATATTATCCGATTTGGACGATAAGCGTTTTAATTATTCAGTTGTCTGTTGTAATATTGGCAATGATTTTAATATTGCCACCGTTATACGCAACGCTAATGCGTTTCTTGCGAAAGAAGTAATTATCTATGGCAACAAAAAATATGATAGGCGCGGCACTGTTGGCACTCATCATTATACCAATTTTCGTCATGTACGAACTATTGATGATTTTGGATCGTTTATTGAATCCAAATCATGTGACACCGGAGGACAGATCCGACTCATAGGAATTGATAATGTTCCTACTGCTAAGGATGTAAGTACTTATGATTTTGATCCAAATATTCATTACATAATGATTTTTGGACAAGAACAAATTGGTGTACCAACAGAAATTTTAAATATCTGTAATGATATTTTGTATATTCCACAGTACGGTTCTGTGCGAAGTATTAATGTTGGTACTGCTAGTGGAATTTTGATGAATTCTTATTGTTCCAAAATCACACAAACTCTGGGCCTCGGAGTATAAAAATTTGGGGCTTTTTTGCTTGATGGTGTAACGGTAGCACCGAACCCTTTGAAGGTTTTTGTTTAGGTTCGAATCCTAATCAGGCAATTGGTGGAGAATCGATTGAGACTGCTTTGGTGGTAAAGAAAGCCCTGTTCTGAGTATAAACCCTTGGGACACGTCTACAAGGATCTAGACGGCATTGTAGACAACTTTATGAAGATCTTCTTCAGTAAATATTATAATAAATTTGTCAGAAAATGACATAAAGTTACTAAATATTATCGATGAGATACTTGCTGTTTTTCAGTATACAAAGTATCCGCTTCGCCTGATATGAAAATAACAGAACTAACCTACGAAATCCGTTTGTTGGCTCGCAAAGAAATAGATCCTTCTCGTAAGGATCTATTTTACCAAGTAGCTAGTCTACTTGAATATACAGATGACCTTGTGAAACAATGCGATCTAGCAGTTTGTGATGGACTTAAATCTGGCACGGGCCCCATTGATCTGAACGGGGAGCAAATATGCCCTGTGGATAAGGAAGTTTTAGGGATGATGGATGATTTCATCACCGAACTTATCCACAAAGGTTATTTTCCTCAAGAAGATAGATGGGAAGAAATAAGAAAATTAGACGCAGCGTAATAAGGCTGTTCTAACATTCTTAGGTAGCGTGCTATGACTCTGTGCCTTAAAATTTGAAGGCATGGTTTTTTGCACTGCTTTATTCTTATAAGGGTTCTTTTTGAACATCCAAAATTTGCGTGTCTCTTCCATTATAAAATGGGTATAGATATAGCAATTTGCTTGCTTGATATACTTCTTTTTATCAATCGGAAGATCATACTTATGTATTAATTTTACAGCAAATTGTTCGCATTCACGTTCCATTTTACGAACCCAGTAAAATGCTTTTTTTATAGTTTTAACTGAATATTCTTTTCCACCAAACCAATCAACTACAATAGAACAATGTCTATCGGCTGTATTGTAAATTTTTGATTTTTGAATCCATTGTAAAAAATGGCAATATTCGTGTAATAGAACATCTAAAAAATTTGGTGCTTTTCTAGCTACAGAAATTATTATGTTATTGTCATCAAAACACCCGGAACAACGGCTACCTTCAACATTTATCGCTTTACCGCGTCCTATGACCAATTTTCCATTGTAAAGTTTTAAATGTTTACGTACATGGGAGACAAACTGACGGTGTTTGTGAGTCATGGCGTAGGAGCCTCCGTTAGAACTATTTATGAATAAAAATGCCCTAAAAGACAATATTTTTTTTATTAAAATAGGGGCTTGACAATACCCTTAATTTGTATTATAATATGCAATATAGAAAGGTTACTACTATGAATGTTACTAATATCAAGCGTCCGACTAAGATTCAGCGTGTTTGCAACTATATGTCACGGGGAAATACTCTGACTGAGGGCAAGGCACGATCCATGTTCAAGATTCGAAATGTCCGTGCTACGATGAGCGATCTTCGTGAAGCATTTGACACCTTCGGTCATCGTATGGACGTGGTTCGTGAGACTAAGAAGGGTCGTACCTTCTACCGTCTGCAAAATACGCGTTCCCGCTAAACTTTCAAAAAAGTTTAGCCTTTCAAAAACCACTCCAGCAATGGGGTGGTTTTTTATTTGGGCACCTAAATAGATGTAACAGGTGATTAATTTATGATATCAAGAAAATGTTGTTGTACGACTTCAAATACATGCTGTGACCCAATTTTAAAAGATCAATTCGTAACTTTATTTGATACTGAATTAGATAGCGCATGCCCAGTATCTGATCAGGATTTAATTGTATTAAAAATTAATCGCCCGGGATCTCAGTCAAAGGGGAGAGAATATTCAATAGTAGCACCTACAAGTGGTGGTGGTGGTCCGGGTGGTGGTGGCGGCTTAGATGGTTGTCCAAAATGTTGTAGAACATGTTCTCGTGATGGATGTAAATGTGGTTCTCCCGATCCGGGTTCCAATAATACTCCATTTCATGATTATGGTAATAGGTTTAAGTATGATCCAGATGGTAAAAATACTCCAGCAGTTTGTGCACCATGTTGTTGTATAGATACTCCGGATAATGATCCACGGGGGTGTTCTGGTACATGCCAATGTCAAGTTTTTGGTTCTAGTAGTGGTCCAGGATGTATACCACCTGGAGGCGCACCATGTCCTGGAGTTGGACCCTGTCAAAATGCTGGGACAGGACTAGAAAAACAAACACCAAATAACGTACCATCTGTTTTTAAAACTTTTGTAAAGAAATTTTTTAAAAATTCTGCTGCGTATGAAGGTAATTATAATGTAGCTTCTTTATCATATTTGAATACACTAGATGTTAGTAAAAATAAAAAATTAAAAGCAACAGAAAAACAAGTATTAGAAAATAATATACCAGGTAATTTTAACAATACCAAATTTAAAACTGCTTTAGAATTTTTAAGTAGATGCAAAAAATGTTTACAGGATAACAATATTGATATTGATTGTGTTGATAATAGCAGTATAAATTGTCAAAATAAAAATACTAATATTTGTGAAAACTGTTCAGAAGAATGTATTAATTTTTGTGATCCAATATATGGTGGTACAAAACAACAAATAACAAATAGTGAACTGTTATTGAGTAATGTTAATTATAAAGATAATATGTTAGCACTAGATCCAGAATTAGATACCACAGAAGTGTATTCTGGAACAAAAGATGTTACAAATTTAGTAAAAACTCTTAGTGCGGATGCTTATGGTAATAATCTTAGATTACCAACTGGTCAAACTCCATGTACTAAATGTGTATTCAGTGGTGGTAACCCAGCAGCACCCCCTATCTATTTTATCTATAGATATTCATCATGTAATTTTATTTGGTATCCACCAGAATATATTTTTAATTACAATAGAACACCAAGTCAATGCCCTGGGTATATAAACCCAAAAGGAATAAAATCGTGTGATTATTTCTTTGGAAGAGTGAATGAATTTGACGGAGCACAAAGTGATTTTCACCCATCTTGTAAGAACGCATTTGATAATTTTGATGATGGATGTTCAAGAGACTATAATAGTTATCCTTGTCAGTGTACCAATTTTCCGCATTTAAGTGGAGGAGTGTATGATACATTACAGAGACGTATTAATATTTCAAAGCGACAATTTTTTGGTGGATATATTGCAGGAAAAAATCCATTTTTACCAAAAGTAAGAATATCAGAATTAGGGTGTTGTACTTGTTTTACTACTCAGGGTACTGGATTTCAAAGTTGCAAAGAAGAAATACAACGTTTTAATACAAAACGTGGTAAGTTTTTAAATTACCCAAAAGCAAGTGGTTGGGGTTATAGTATACAAGCTTTAGGAATTGGTTGTACTGAAGTTAGGGGTATAGACCCACCAGCATATAATCCAAATTATAATACTAGTTGTTTTAGTCGTGGTATTTCTCCATATTTAAGTAGAATATCTATTTCGCTTTATACTTTGGCGTTTGATATTTTTCATTATGGTTCAGATAACCCAACTGAACAAGAAACTTTAGGTGCAACTTATAAATCTGCTTCTATATTAGAAGATGGTAAAAAATGGACTGCATTACGTTTTACCAAAATATATAATAAAAAAGATTCTTTATATAATAAATTAGTTGGAATTGTATCTTTAGAACATCATTTTGAGTCATGGGCATACCATAGTAAAGCACCATTTTCTCCACAACCACCTCTGTTAATGAATCATGCTTTAATTTTATTAATACCTTATGAGAGACCATATGCTGGATTTGTAAAACCTTGTAGTTTTAATTATGAACCACGAGCTGCTATGCGTTGGCAAATTCAACGCTACACCCCACGAACTGTTATGTACGGTTCATCTGGTATTCCTATATTCTTTGCAGATCTTTATAACTTTGAACAAGTATCAAAAGAAAAAAATATTTTAATTGATGGTGCAACATTTAATGGAGCTAAATTTTTAGAACAATATTATTTGTATTTTTATAATAATATTATTAAGCCACCTACTGTAAATGAACCATATGTAGAACCTGTAGATGTTTCAATGTATGAATATGTAAAAACATGTCTTACCGAAATGATTAGATATAATATTATTAGTGTTAAAGATCACGCTAAAGATATTGCTGATGAATTGATTGAAATATTAGATCAGATTACCATTACAACTATTGATAATGAACCTGTTGTTGTTTTTCCAAATAATTTTATTAAAACACAAATTGGTGGATCTGATGGTTATTATTATATGATAAGTTTTTTAAAGCGTCTAATTGGTTTTGATATTGGTAACAATAATATCCCTGATTGGGCTGCTATGAAACCCTATGTAACTGCTAAAGTTATTAAAAGGATGATTAATCCAGAAATATTAGCTAGAAGAACAGAACTTCCGGGTCCAATGTTCTTGGGACCAAGAAGAGTTAAATTAGTACCGACACCAATTTCATCTGGATTAACAGCATGGGGATGTGACAATAATGGCTGTAGTGATTATAATCCATCTCCACTTAATATTCAATCAAATATTAATTTAGTGTACTCTTCTGTTCACACAAATGATCTTGGCACTAATTTTGCAATTACCGTAAATGGAAAAGTTCAAATTACAGGAAATAATTCTATTCCTGATTGTATTACAGACACCGATACAAATAATTTTAGATCATCTCTTGGTTGTGTACCATTACATTTAAGTTATCGTCAAGACCTTCAAGAAAATCCAGCAGATATGGCTGGTGGAAGTATAGAAAAAATTTCTTCTAAAGGTAAATTTGCCGTAGCTTTGGTCAATTACGAACAATATCCTTTGGGAATTCATATTGGTAATGAAACTAGCAACAATACAAATAGAAAATTAGATTCTAATTGTGGTGTTCAATGGGTTGCCAGTGGTCCTTCTGATCCAAACTATGGTGGTATATACAGACAAGATCCAAGTTTTGGTCGTTGGGGAGTTTACCCTAGCTGCCCTGGTTACGGATATGGTGTTAATGATAATACCTTTGCTTTAAAAACATGGGGACCAGATAATCAGTATGGTGTTTTTTATAATCCCCCAGGCGACTTATACTATTGCCCTTCTTCTAATGATACTAATATTGTACCAGCAGGCGTTAGTAATACAATGCCTTTAAAAAATAGATATAGATTATGGGTAGATGTAGCAGCAGGAGCAAAACATTGTGTTGCTATTACTGGTGATGGATGTTTATTTGTAACTCCAGAAAGTGATAATACATATGATCAAGCATCATATGGTAAAGCACCAATAGCAGTTTCAGTTGAACCTGATTTCACATATATTGAAAACATGCCTGTACCTGGTTATTTTAAAGATATTGAATGGAACCCAGCTAGTCTTAGTGAATGGAAATCAAAACATTGTATTGGACAACAATCCCAACCCAATTTAAAATGTGATATTAGATGTTATTTGTATTCTGTTAATAATTATGAAGATTTAGATCCAAATAGACCAGGAATACCATTTTATTATGCTGGTGGTATAACTGCACCGGAAAGACCTTTTTATACCAAAGTTGGAGCAGGACAATATCATAGTATTGCTGTTTCGTCTGATCAAAATTTAAAGGTTTGGGGAAAGTATGTTAAAATAGATCAGTCTGGTAATGTTCTTGGACCAAATCAACAAGATTTAACAGGTAATACTGGAATAAATCCTATTTCAGCATTTGTTCCTACTAATCTTATTGGCCCAGATAGATGGTCATTAGGTGGACTTACTTTTGGTTGCGTTGGCGAAGCTGATGATAAACTTGTTTATACTACTGCAAACAAAACTATAGCATCTGTTAACATCTTTGATGTAGATGGTGGACCAGATTATAGTATTGCTGTAACAGGATCAGACACACCAGTTAATGTAATTATCTGGGGACATTCAGAAATGGTTTCAGCTTTAAATAATACTGCAATTTCTGGATTAACCGGGTCTGACACTAAATCTTATGACTATATTGAGAAAATTATAGCTGGTGTTAATTCTTTTGGTGTGTTACATAGAAGACAAAATAATGTTCAAAAATTCTTAGATATTTTTACAAGACCTTCGCGTAATTCACAAGGTTCATATGATTTTGGTGTTGATAAATTACCATATACCGAATATGACTTTGAAGATGCTGCTCTGAGTTATGGTCATGCGATTGGTATTGTTAATAGTGGATTCAGAATTAATACATGGAATCAGCGTTCATTTAATACATATACAGGACATAATTTATTACAATTTTATAGTACTCTTAATCTTCCTCTATATTTTCAAAGTCAAGCTTTCTTTAGATGTGTCAAAGGGCACTGGGATATTTCCAAATGGCTATTTGGTAGATCATGTAACCAACTTGGTGCACAAGAACAAGATAATGAAGTAATACAACCAGATAAATGCAGTATTTATTGGAAAAAAGGTGAGGCTAATTTATGTTATACTGGTCACCCCAAGTATTATTGGATGAAACCAAATAGCAGAAGATATCAACAAGTTACTCCATTGCATACACGTGATCCACTAGATGATGGAAGTGGATGCGGTCTTATGAGAGATTCTGTTGGAAATGATGGTATGAGTACTAATGACTATGGTACAGGTGTAGGTACTGCAGATCAAACAACAGCAGATGCAAATAACCAATTAAGTGGTATGATTGGTGGGTGTTATTCTGGACAAGGTGATATATGTTGGATGGGTGATGGTCTACCCAGTGCATTTGCGTACAGTCCATCCCGCACAGCATTTGGTAGTGGATATAGATGTGACTGTGAAGATCCATGTGGATGTCCACCAGAATCAGAAACTTATTATAAGTATGATTGTGGTGCTCCAAATTCTTTTATTGGAGTTGGTGTTATGTGTTTTAAAGATGGTATTTATGGTAGATCTGGTTTTTCTTCAAATAAAGATTTTTTTGTTCAATCTCATAAATATTTTGGAAAAACAAGTGTTGGTTGTTGTGGTGTAGTTGATACAAATATAACTTACTTTTATTATGCAAAAAAATGTTTTTATTATGGGTATAATTCTACTACTGGTTTATATGAAGTAAAAAATGCACCCTTAAAATATAGATCATATAATTGGGGCACAGATCGTTCTCAAGAGAACCCAGGTTCAACTTCAGCTACGTATATGAATTTTACAATGACTCCAGAGGATTGTATCATACCTGCTTATCAAATAGATTATTATATGCAATACCCAACTGTTTATGTTGGTGGGCATCTTTTGGAAAAATTAAAACAAGATTTTTCATCTTCTATAAATATTGGTAGTCGTGGATCATCCGCTTGCCAAACTTGTTCGTGTAATTCAACTGATAATTGTGATCCTAACAATACATGTCCAACATGTTCTGGTTGCAAAGATGTAAATGCTGGAGCTAATTTGTTGGGTCCAGGTGGATGGATATATAATCCTGGTGCAGCATGTAGAGATACTGGTGATACTGGTGTCCCAACACATAGCAATGGTTATCTCAGTAGTTCGATTGCACTATTTGACAAAACTTTATACTTCCAAGCTGGTGCATCAAATTATTTAGGACCTTTAGTAGAATTTGGTCCATATACAGGAAGATTGCCCCCAGGATTCACTGCACAATGCTATACTGGTCCAGCTTGCCCATGTCCAAACTATGAGGCACAATGTGCTGGGTGTAATTTACAATGTAGTGTAAATGCAGTTTATAGTGTTCTTGCAGAATATGATATAGATGATTTAAAAAAATATAATTTAGTTGGAGATAATATAACATATGAGTATGAACAAACACTTAAACTTTTTAGAGTTTATGAAGAATTAAAATCTACATGGTTACCTACAGGTGCTACATATGATCCTCCGGCATTTCAAGGTGGATGGGATTTGGCAGATGGAAATCAATGTCCAAATAATCCTACACCTACTGGTGCTGATATTGATAAGTTTTATGGGTTCCTTAAATATGAAAACGGGAATACTGCTATGTACGGAGTTGCTTCAGATTTAACGTGTGTTGCGTTAACAGATTACTAATAGGAAAAATATATGCATTTTAATAATAATCATTTTGTGTCAGGAGAATCATATTCTGGGGATGGTACACAGACATTTACTAGAGATAGTTTAAACACAAACCCAGGATTGGATGTCGAACTTTATACTGAAACTAAAAAAGAAACTATATCATCTAATTATATTAAATATATTAATTTTACTTTTAGTTTTAAAAGAGTACTAAAATTATATAAACATAGTATTGGTTCTGGTGATATAATAGATTATTTTACATCTATAACAGGAATTAAAAAATTTATAATTTATATAACAAAAGGAAATTGTGGTTGTGAGGCTAGAAGAAAAAAATTCAATAAAATTTTAACAATTCCTTATTATACAATGACATTTACTAAATTTTCATATATTGATGAAATCGTAAGTGGGTATAAACAAGAAGCAACTAAAATACAAAATAATATAAAACACCATCAACAAATTTCAGCTGAACATATGGAAGGTCATATTGCACTGTTTGCACCCAAACAAACATTAGTATCTCAAGCCAAAAAACCAGGTTGTGGATGTGCAAACAAAAAACGTTGACAATTTAAAAGATATGTGATATAATACAATTAACGAAAGGTTACAAATGGAAATTAAATATTTTAAGATGGTGAATGGTGAAGAAGTTATTGCAAAAGCTAAAAAAGTAAACTCTGATTGGTACATGGAAGACCCTGCTCAAATTATTCATTTACAAGAATATAAGCTAGGATTAGCAAACTGGCTACCTTATACAAAAATTAAAGAAGGTGCATTAATTCCTACCACAGCAATCATGTTTGCTACTGATGTTGCAGAAGACATGATTGAATATTATGGTCGTTGGGTTGATCCAAATCTTGTTGTAGAACAAGATGCAGTTACTGAAGTGACTAAGTAATTTTAATAAATATTTGCGTGTTTAAAGGCAAATATAAAAAGAAACTATCTGATGGTTCTTTGGCTACGTATTCCACAAATGATGTTGTTATGTTTCATGGAAAATTATACGCAGCCAAAGAACCTGTTTCTTTGTCACCATTAGAAAACACAAATTCATGGAATTTTGTTGGATCTACTGAAATTTTTAATTCAGATAACCCACCGTTAAACGCAGAGATTGGACAAATCTGGGTCAAGGATGGTATATATTATTCTTATTACTACGATGGTAATAACTATGCTTGGGTTGCTATTTAATTTACTAAAACTATAAGTTCTAGAATAGAAGTAGTTTCTCGTTCTAATTTAAGAAATATATTTGTATTCAATCTAGTTTCTGTACCAGCAAATACAAAGGCAGCACCCTCAGTTCCAGGTGTACCAAGTAAATACGTTAACCCAGTTAACGGAATTGAACAACTTCTGTCAGCAAATGCACTGATAATTGTTCCATAGTTTCTAGAATCTGATAAATCAATTTTAAAATTGATATCACGGATAAATGATCCGGCTGTAATTGTTAATGTATTTGTTACTATTTCATCAATATAAATTTCATTTATAGATGTAGTAGATAATAGTAATGGTATTTGAAAATCAGTTGAAGCAACAAAATCAGTCACAACTGCGTTTCTGTAAGTTAAATGGTATATTTTTAATAGTTCTAAAGATAATGGTGCTGTTATTGGTGTATTGGTTGATAAATTTAAACTTTTTAAAGTTGTATTTTGATACCAAGATTTTGTAATGTCATAAATTGAAGTAGTTAGCTGTCGTAACTCAAATTGTTTTTTATTCTGGTATTCAATAAATCTAGTAAATACACCCGGATCAACATAGTTGTACCTAACAACACCATTAATAGTTTCGTCGTAGTTTAGTGCTTCAATGCTTGGAATACCTCGCATATAAGTAGATACTAAACTATTTTGAAAGTATAGATTTTCATTGGTGATGGTAGATGACTGTGAAAGTAATACAACTTCTGATCCATCATTTAGGACCGTAAAATTTTTAACTGGAATACGTGCAGCGTTTAAAGTACTCTTCTCGACTTCCACATATTCTTCATAACCAAAGTCACTACCATATAAACCAAGGTATTTAAGGTTTAATGGATCATTGTTTGGTAACTTAGACAACAGAATATTTGCTGTCGAACCATTTATGGTTGTAAACTGAATTGCATCTGTAAATAAGTTTGCATCATATATGCCACCTGCTAATCCAGATGTTCCAGTTAAACCAGAAAAATATAAAAATTCATTATATGCTCCGGTTTTACCTTGTAATGTAAATTGCCCGGACCAATATGTCTTTGCACCTGTATCGATGTTTACATAAACACCAGAGCTAAACGCACAGGTATTACCAACAGACATCGTATCAAAAAAGATTTTTAAGAATTTTAAATCGTTTGAATTTTTACTGTGAGAATAATTAAAGAAATAACTATTTCCCGAAGCCAAAACATTTGGAGTCGAGTTAATTATGCCTTTAGTTAAACATGGATTTGCTGTTGCCCCAACAAATTCCAAAGTAAAGGATTGTGTTGATTTTACTACTGTTAGTGGGACAGCCATATTTAACTAGCCATGTATGAAATTATTTGTGTGGATGACTTAGCGCGAATATAAATTTTATTCAGATTAATTACATCTAAGAAAACATTCTGACCAGGATCAAGTTCATATCCTATACTTGCAACACCATCAGCATTAATGTAGATCAAATCTGTGTTTGCAGACGATGCTTTCAGGTTTACACCACTTCCAGAAGTATAACCAGAAGCCAACAACCAAGTAACTCCAGTTGTAGCAGTTACCCTACCTGCAGTAAATACTGCTGGTCTGGCTGCACCAGCTGCAATCAATGCTGCATTCAGGGTAGTCATCAACCCATAGATGGCAGTCATTCCAGTTAGAATATTTGTATCATTGATACCAGCGGTACCAGTTACTGTAACATTTTGTGAAACACCACCAGAAAGACCTTCAATTCTCAGAGCAGAAGTAGACCCATAATTTTGTACGTAAATGACCGGGTTAATACTAGCAGTAATATTAATATCTTGAATATAAACTTTAAGAGCGTCGCCAGATACACCAATGGCTGTGTTACCTACAGTAACAAGAGCGGATCGAATAAAGGGGTTACCATCGTAACCATATACCTTGATGCTGGAGTTTGTATACGTGAGAGGAATGCCCCCAGTGATCGCTATAGGAGCTCCGCTGACCCCAAGGATACTTACGGTGCCTTGAACAGTTACAGGACCGCCTGCGCTGTTTCCCTGTACAATTATAGGAGTAGTAAAATTAACAATGTTTGCAGTAACGCCTGCTGATAGGATGACAGGTAGTGGGGTAGTACTACTGACAACTGTAGAACTGGCAGTATTACCATAGGCCATTTTAAAGACCTGGAAATGACTACCTCCTACTTCATTGGTAGCAAGAGAGGCGGTAAGTCCTGATGCAATATTTACTGTAATATTATTTGCCATTGATACTCCGAATCACATATATTTAGGGTATTATAAGTATTGATATTTTTTTTAAATTCTGGTATAATATCCACATGTATCTAGACGAAAATATAAAATTAACATTTTCAAGTAAAGTACTTGAAAGAGTACAAAAAACAAAATTATCATATATGGATTGTGTGTTGGAATTGGCAGAAGAAATGAATATTGAACCAGGTGCTGCTGGAAAACTTTTAACAAAACCTTTAATTGAAAAAATTCAAGAAGAAGCAAAAGAATTGCATCTTATGAAAGCAGTTAAAGGAAAAAAGTTACCGGTTGATGGTTGACATTCACCCTAAATATGATAGAATAAACAAATCAAGGTAGGTCCTTGATAATTTTCATGGTCTGGGTAGTCCCCAGAGAAAGGTCACTATATGGGATCGTTTTCAGATTTTAAGAAGCGTAGTAAGAATTCTATCGAGGACTTGAGCAAGAAGTTGGTCAGCCTGAATAGCAAGGAAAGCTATAAGGATGATCGGTTTTGGAAGCCAGGACTTGATGCATCCAAGAATGGTTACGCTGTAATTCGTTTTCTTCCGTCCATTGAGACCGAAGAAGTTCCATTCATTAAACTATATACTCATGCTTTTAAAGGCAAGGGTGGCTGGTTTATTGAAAACTGCCGTACCACATTTGGCGAAAAGTGCCCAGTGTGCGAAGCCAATACCGAACTCTGGAACAGTGGATTAGAGGAGGACAAGGACATTGCACGATCACGTAAGCGTAAGCTTAATTATATCAGCAATATTTTGGTTATCAGCGATCCATCCAATTCAGAAAACGAAGGTAAGGTATTTCTCTTCAAGTATGGAACAAAGATCTTTGAGAAGGTTCAGGCACTTATGTCTCCTGAATTCAAGGATGAGACTCCCGTTGACCCCTTTAATTTCTGGGAAGGCGCAGACTTCAAACTCAAGATTCGTAATGTTGGTGGTTACGTAAACTACGACAGAAGTGAATTTTCAGCTCCAGCACCATTGTTTGGTGGGGATGACAAGAAGCTTGAGGTTCTGTGGAAGAAGCAGTATGCTCTTGCTGAGTTTGTGAATCCTACTGGCTTTAAATCATATGACGAAGTCAAGGAGCGATTCAAGAAGACTGTTGGGGATGATATCCGCGAACAGTTTGATGAGGCTAACGAAAAGACTGTTGAGGATGACTCAGTAGTAGAACAGATTCCATCGGAAGATACCGATACTCTGGACTACTTCAAGTCTCTAAAGAGTAAGCAAGACTAAAGAGAGCCCCCGAAAGGGGGCTCTTCTTATTTTACTCTATATGATGGTGTGCCAGAAATTTGATTAGCGGTCATAGTAAATAAAGACTGTGAGTTTTGAACAGTAATATGTTCACTGTCATAATCTTTTGGACCTTTATCTTTATTTGATTGGTTTACTGTGGTTGCAATATTTTCAAAGGCAGGCTGTAACATCTTTAATGTATCTCTTTGAAGTTTTTTTCCTGTCATTTGTTTAATTTTTTTATCCATTTCATCCAGCATAGCTTCATTATTTTTTATGTTATCTGCTGTTGACGATTTTGCATTTAATTTTTTTGTTTCTGCCTGTATCATCGGAGCTGTTGGTGCTTTTGGAATTAAAGCCTTTATTAACTCTACTCCCTTTGGTCTATTTTTATCAACTTTTAATTTTTCAATAGTTTCTGCTTGAGGCATTGCAGCCTGTGGAACTATTGCAGAGGGTTTAAAAGCAGCTGGTACTGTAGGGTTAAGTAATTTTGGTGAATTTAAAAGTACTGGAATAGTGTTAGTTGGTTGTGGTGTAGTAGGAAGTGTTGGTGTAGTTGGTGGTGCAGATAATTTAATTTTATCCATAGCACTTTCTTTACTATCTGTTCCCAACATTGCTTTTTTGTTTTTATCCATGTTATCTCATTAAATCAGAATTATATTGTTCTTGTTTGTTTTGATTTTCTTCTTCTAGATGGCTTTGTAACATATTTAAATATATTTCGTATTCCCAGGGATACATGTTTTCAATTTCAGATACCGACAGTCTCTGTGAATTTGTTAGTAAGAAGACCATTTTATAATAGTCAACCAAACTAAAATAATTCACACTTAGGTAAAAAAACGCAAAAAGCCCTCAACAACAATTATTTCTTCTCCATTAACAACATCGTAAGTTAATTTTGGTCCATCTTTTAAGAAGTTTTTTAAGAGTTTAATTTCACTTAAATAAATTTCATCTAAGATTGTAGTAATATCACTGGACTTGAATAAACTGATATCATGTCTTTTATTACCAATGGTTATTACTTTGATGATTTTAGTTAATAACTTATCATCATCAATTGATGATAATTCATAGTAATCACATACTTTTGGTTGTGCTACTGTTAAAGTAATATTTTTGTTAGTTGAAATATCTTTTGTCAAAACACCATTATTAAATTTAATATTGGATATGTTTAATTCAAAATTAACTGGAATTGGACCATCCAATGATAATTTAATATTTTCCTCTACGCTTTTAGCTCTTATCTGTAAGAATAAAAATTCTAAGTCAGCAAGATATAACTGTTCTGGATTTTTAATATTAGAGCAACTTTTTAAAATATTACAAATATTTTTTAATATGCTACCAACATGAGTTTCTTCTGAAATAATAGATATGGTTTTTTGATCTCTTATTTTGAAAGGGCTATAGAAGACATCAGTTCTACTTACAGGTAAAACTGTTTTGTATTCAGGTTGCGCAGTTTTAATATCATTTAAAATTGTATCAATGTCTGTCATGTTGTGGGGTCTGATTCTAAAGTAAGTTCGTATTTTCGGAAAGCAAAACGTACAGTTATTTTTAAATATTCATTTGTGTTTAATGAAGAAAATTGAATAGGAGCAATCTCTACAGGAAAAATTTCATAGAATCTATATGTTGCTATAGCTTTACCATTTAAATCAAGAACATCTAATGTCATTTGGCTATTTTTTACTGTAGTATCATAAAATCCAGTTACCCAAGTTTTTGCTCCCTCGCCTGTATTTTCACTATATAAGTTTTTCATCCATTTATCAAAAGCCTGTGGTAATTTATAATTACCAAAAACGGGAAATGTAACCAATACACCATCTTTATAGGATATACCTCTAGGCTGAGATCTCCCTAATCCTGGACCAGCCAAACCATCAGCTTGTGTATTCATTACAATATCTGGAAGTAATACTGTTTCAGCAATATATGTATTCGGTGCACCATCACTACCTGATGTACCAGTAAAAAATCCGGGTACACTATCACCAATAAATTTAATTAAAAATCTGTTTGCTCTTTGTAGACCACCAGAATCAGTAATTTTTTCTTTTAATGCTGATATTGAGATGTTGGTATTAGCCACAGAATATATCCTTTTCTGTTAAAATTTGAAATTGCATTTGGTGTTTTTGACAAAATTTTTCTGCTGCATTCCATTTTGCTTTATTAATTTCAAAAATTAACTTGTCTTTGCTTGATGCTGATTCTTTAAGGTGAACCTGTTTTAAGGGTTTTACCTCTACTATAATTGATTTGTTTATATTATTTTGTTCAACCTGAATTAAAAAATCAGGAATATATCTATGTACCTGTTTGTCAACTGGGTGTACATATGGAATTTCAATTTCTTCAAATGACCATTTTTTTATCTTTTCACTTTCATCAAAAAATTTACAAACTCTTCTTTCCCACAAAGATCTACATTTTATGGAGTTTTTATATCCTATGTATTTATTAGGGTTTTTAGGAGTAAATGTAGTTTTATATGCCATGGGCTAAAATATTTAGGTTATATTGCTGCTAAATAATTTTATATGTCAGCTCTTCAATATCCACTTTCACCTTATGCTGCTGAAATACCATTTTGGTGTGCTTTTAAGTGTGCTGAATATTCTGTTATAAATACAGAAAGAACCAGAGTTCACATCAACACCAATTATATACAGGCAATTTATTTACCGTTTACTGGTGAGCCTAAGATGACGATGGAGCATAAGTTTGTAGAAGGTACCAACCCAGTAGGTCCGGTTTTAAGTTTGGCTGGATTAAGAAATACAAGCGGTAGTGACGGAGATGCTACGTTTTTAGAGAGACTCTCTGCGCCAGCTGCAGCTTTTTATGAAACAACATTTACTACAGATACTTATAGAAGATTTAGCAATGTTACGGAAGCTTCTATGACTAGCGAAGCACGTAGAACTTTTACTTTTAAATATTTGTTTGTTCCAAAAAATGCAAATGAAGCAACCGCAGTTGATGCTATTGTTACAACTTTTCGAAATCTATCCTATCCTAAGATTGTTCCAGGTTTACCCGAAAGAACTATGCCACAAAATATTTGGAGTATATCTGCTTTCGGTAATGTTGCTGACACAGATAGTGATCCCAGTATAACTAATAGTTGGTTGGGTGATCCGTTACCATGTGTCTTACAACATATGGAAGTAGATAAAGGAGATCCCTCAGATCCAGTGTTAAAGATTTTACCTAACTCAAAATCTTTGATGACTTTATTAACTCTTACATTTTTAGAATTTGAAACAGGAACATATGCTCCAATTCGTGATCAATTATTATCAAAATCAGAAGTATCAGCTTTAGGAGCAGACGCAGAATGACATATTTTACAAATTTTCCTAAAATTAAATCAACTATAAACAATAAGTCTATAGGTATGATTGATATTTCTTTTGGTTTAGAATATGATCCCGAAGAATTTACTTTTTCTAGTACTCAAATGGGTACATTCAAAACTATTGGTAATTTGTCAGCCAATATTTATGCAAAAGATGCTAATAATTTTTGGGGTTTAATGTTTGCAAATGAACAGATAAACCCATGGACTTTTCTCAAAGAAACTCCTTCAGATTTTATTAATTCAAATAAAGATTATACAGCTTTTTATGCCAAATATAGTGGAACAAAATTAAACCCAAATGCTTATCCTGAATTACAACCAGATGATATCATTGTAGCTGGTAATGGTAATTATAATTCGGGAGCTACTGCAGCAGAAAGTATATTTAAAGATTATGATACATATTTTGATCTTTATGGAACCAATATAGTTGCAAAAGGATTTGGTGATACAAAAAAAGCACAAATTTCTAAAACAATTGGATCTACTGCTACTATTGATTTAACAAACCCTAATAATATTGTAGGCAACTATGATCTTGTTATTTTACGTAAAGGTTCTACTGGATATTATATTGCAAATTCACCTCCTGGTTTTGGTGTTGGCACTATAAGAAACTTAAAGTCATATCCATATCTTGAATCAGCGGCTTTCTTTTCGAAGAAGAATATAGCAAGTATAGTATCACCAACACCATTAATTGAGGTGGCTGATTCTATACAAACAGTAATAAGTGGTGATGCACCATCTGCACTAGCAGAAGAAGTATTGGCAGAACAATATATTCAAATTTCTACACAACAATCATATGCCAGCACATATCAGGCTACTTCTACTGTAAAATATTTAAATAATAGTGATCTTGGTACTATTCTTAAAAAGTTAATTTAAATTATGCAAAATCCTATTTCGACACCAATACAATCGATTATATTAAAATCAAATTTATCAACAGATGATTCTGATTTTGATATCGAATTGATGAAAAATAATAAATTTTGTCAATTTGAACGTATAGAGTTAGAAGAAAGTATTAATAATATTTTTCCTACTGGTGCTCTCATTATTAGAGATACTAGTGATATATTGACTTATATTGCAGAAAATGAAATTAAATCAATTATTGTCTCTATGGGTGATCTTGATGATACTACTTCTGAAAAATATGAATGGAGTATCACATCAATAACTTATGCCAATAATGCTGTATCTGAAATAGATCAAACTTTTGTAGTTATCTATTTTACAAATAAATTATTTCAAGAATCTCAAGGAAAATCATTTTATGATGAGATTGTTTATGGAACAGATTCTGAAGGTGAAGTAACAGCAACTCCTACTTCTTTATGGGATATATCATATCCATTTGTAACTACACCAGAACATATTATTAAAACATATGGATATCGATCAGTTTTTTCAAAGCCATTATTTAATAAAAGAGATTCTGATGGTAACGAAATAACATTAAAGGGATGTGGTATAAACAATAATATTAAAAATAACTTTGAACCTAAAAATGCTGTTTTGTTTAGACCTAAAATAGCAGATGCAACGAGACAAGAACAATACCAAACTAATATAATTTCATATTTAAATTATATTTTTACATATGCTGTAAGTTCTCCTCTTGGTAGCAATCAGTTAAAACCTTATTATATGTTTTGGACTGATTTTACAAACTGTTTAAATTATAAATTTTTTGATTTAAGAAGTGACCTAAAGACAGACTTATATAAATTTGATCTTGATCCGGCTGACCCTTATCACATACAACCCTATGGTGTTTATGATTCACCTGATGTTCAACGTCTTTTAAAAGATGTTGACGGTGAAGAGATTGAATGTAAAAAAATATATGTATTGGTAACAAATCCAGCTACCAGCATTATTAATAAAAATTATTATTATATTCGAGATTCACCATCATATATGGAAATTCCATCATTTGGTATTTCGGGTGCAACTACCAATCCTCTTAATCTAGTTGGTTCTTATTTAAGTGACTCGGGAACGGGTACTTTAACCACAGTTACCAAATATACTGAAAATGTTGCTGGTGGTGTTACATATAGTATGAGGACTATGGCAATAGAAGATGCTAATTTAACATATTTACCCGATGGAGGATTTTATGGATATGTAGCAGATTTTGCTCAAAGTAATACAAAAATTAATACAACTGATGCTGTTGCAGCATATGAATCTGTAAAAAGTCATATTGAAGCTACACCTCTTGGTTTACGTGATTCATTTCAACAACCAAGCCCACAGACACCTTTGTATCCATTTAACGATAATCCATATATGTGGCAGTTTGCATACGATCTAACTCGAACACATCCAAATTTGGTTAGAGCTGAAGATGGTGGTGTTGTATCCGTAAAAGAAATTGATTTTTACCAAGAATTATCAGACTTATTATATTCAGATGGTGGAGATGATATAACTCAAACAGTAATTACTATATTATTAGAATCTCTTAGTTTAAATAAAGTTCTTCAAGCCAAATATAAAGCAATGGGTGATAAAAATAATTATGATAATTATCGCCGAAAACAATTAGAACAAACTGAAAAAGAAAATTTTGTTGCCAATGTTTTATGTTGTATTGGTGAAGATCTTGCAGCAAAAGAAGATTGGTTCTTTGCTAAAATTACAGGATTTATTCCAGATAATAGAAAATTACGTGATGGTCCTGCTGTTGAAGGACCTTCTATAAAACTTGGTGCTGTTGCTGATGCTTGGTTATATTCTTGGAAAAAACTAGAACCTGGACCGCTTTTTGTTGGTCTTACTGCTGGTATAACAGCAGACGTAGAACGTTTTGCTTCATATCATAGTATGATGCATGGGTGGACAACAAGTCCATGTATAGGTTCTACAGGCATGCCAGATATTAGTTTTATAGAAGGTAATAGTGGATTTGACGTAATGAAACATGGTGGTTCTTTTACTGGTATGGCAACCTGGGCTATAAATCTTAATGAACGACTAAACGGACAAAACGATAGTATATTTACCTCAGTTCAAGTTGAAAGTTCAGAAACAGGTACAGATACTAAAAATTATAGAGGACCAGGATATTTTAAAGATAATATCACCACTAATGGTCAATTTGCATATAAACCCATTGGGTTTACTGGAAGTCTTTTTACTCACAGTAATGCTTTACCAGATGGTCCAGGTTACAATAAATGGGAATCAGCTTCACATATTGTAAAAATGTACAAAATTAGAGTGAATAAATTAAGAGAGATGGGTTGTATACCACCAGCCCCTAACTTAGGTAACGAATATATGTATTACTTTATTGCGGAAAACGCAGTTGATGGAATCTGCTAATGGCTAAAAAAATAACAATTCTTGGTACAAATATATTAAAAATTCAAACAGGTAATGCTGTTTCGAATAGAGATTCATATACCTGTGCAAATCCAAAAATTACAACAGGTCAAGTAGAAGCACCATATACATTAGAAGAATGTTATGAGCTTTTTCCAGAAATTAAAACTATTGCTCTTGCTTTAGGTGTTGGTAATACCTATAGCTTAGAGGCTAGTTTTGGTTTAAGTGGTTCTACCAGTGGACTTTGTATATGTGGTTCGTCTGGCGCATCAGGTTTGGGTATAGCAGGTGGTTCTGGTGGGTTTACTTTAATCTTTAGTGAACCAGATCCAGAGTGTGTAAACATTTATAGTATATTGGGTAAAGAGTGGGCTGGTTGTTTTTGGCCCGATCCAATGGCAACCTTTAGTTGTAACTGTCCTTTATATGGTGATATGTTTGAAAATTTCTTAAAGTATCGGCTAGGATCTGCAACTTTTTGGGATACACCAATTAATGTACCAATTGAACGTCAAGATTTTGTAGAATCAATTAAAGAATTGATTGAAATTACAATTGGTGGTGATTTGAGTCAACGCCCAGGTGATATTGTATATGTAAAAATGGATGATCCTACTGGATTAGCTACACTTAGTGATGATTCACCAGCTCGTCAGGTAAAAACTGGGTACTATTATATTATGCGTGCTAAAAACGTAATAAAAAATGATGGTGGACATACTACTATTTTATCTTTGAGTACTATGACAAATTCCAGGTTCTACAAACCATATGCACAGGACAAACCATATGAGTCAATTTAAGTATAGAAATTACCCTAAATAAATGGGTACATGGATAAAATAGATTTTGACATTCTTTTAACTACCATACCTTCTGCAAATGACAGACAAGATGTAGCTTTGGTTGGGGGTAGCTATAATATAGCACAACAAATCAAAAATGTTGTATTATTAGATAGATCAGAAAATACTTTTAATTACTCTTTGGGGACAAACATTAAAACTTTTTTAATGGGTAATCTGTCCAATGTGTATATTGTTATTGATCAAATTAACACAGCAATAACGTATGCAGTTAAAAATGTAAATAAAGTTAGAACTAGAATATACAACAATGGTGGTATTTTAACTATTGTAGTTAAGTATGATTATTATACGAAAACATCATCTAGCGTAAACAACCAAGTAACAATAACAATGGATACAAATACATGAATTATGATTATAGCACATTAAATGTAGGCAAACTTGATTATGATTCTATCAAATCAAGTTTAGTAACATTTTTACAAAAATATCCACAATTTCAATATTATGATTTTGCAAACCAAGCATCAGCCATCAATATGTTCTTAGATATTTTGTCTGCAAATACTGCATATAATGGTTATTATTTACATTCAGTTTTGACAAATTCTTTTCCAACAACCGCTTCAACTAAACGCACATTGCTATTAAACGCTGGTTTACATGGTGCGTTTATTTCTGATACTGTTTCTTCTCGGTGTGTTGCAACAATAAAAAACAAAGAAACTACTGCTATTCCAGCATATAGTGTTTTTAATGGAACACAAGCAAATGGCTCCCCATGTTTATTTTATAATATAGCATCCATACCAGTTACAGTTGATGATGATACAACTGATGTTGTTTTAGTTGCAGGAAAGACAATAACTGAATTTGGTAATTATGACCAACCAAAACAGGTAATTTCTATTCCTATATCCTATGATCCATCTACTGTTTCTTTTAGTTCTTTTGATACTACTGGTAGTGAAGTTTCATGGAGTAGAGTAGATAAATTTTCAAATAATTCTGGAACTACAATATTTACTGTTTTAAATGGTCCCGGTGTTTATTATGTTACTAATAATATTTCTGGAGCAGAAGTTATTACGGGCGCAGTAATTTGTCGCGCTTTAGAGTCTTCAGGAACCTTAACTGATTCTGCAATAATCTTAAATGCAAAAATCTACAGCAATGTTACAGTAGTTAGTCACACAAACCCAACTGGTGGAAGAAATGGAACAACAAAAGATTATATTAGAACTTATACTCAGTATGCTGTAAATACAAGAGATAGAATTGTAACAGAATATGATTATAAAGATGCAATTTATTCGTTTTTAATTGGTAAAGGTCTATCACTAGCATATACCGATATTGTTATCAGTAGCCCAGATGTGGGGGAGATTAAATTTTATGTTCCCAATTTATCAGATGCATTACAAAGTGAATTGATCACAGATTATCTTGCCGTTAGAAAAATTGCTGGTATCATAGTATCATACGGACAATAATATGACATTATTTTATAGTTTTACAAAAGATTCAATTCAAACGGGTATTCAGAGAATTGTCAATAATACTTTGAAGTTGCTGCGTGACCAAGGTATTGCAGAAAAAGAATGGGATGGCGATAAGATTCAAATTAAGAATCAATTTCCATCATGGGTACAAAAACAATATGAGTCTGATCCAACTACAGCACCGGTAATTGATTTTTTTACTTATTACTATAGATGGCTTTTTGATTATGAAGGCTATGGTATGGGATTTTATCTCGAAGATTTAAGAGATATTCATTACGTACCAGATGCATTTTTGCAAGCATATGCAGATTTAGTATTTTCTGGTAATTTAAATTTTAATACCTATCCAGAACTTGTTACTAATTTTAGAAGATTTTATATGACATATGATGTCTATACCAGAATACGTGGAACACAAGAAGGTATGGCATATATCTTAAAAAGTTTATTTGGTGTAACGACTCTTAGTATTGTGGTAAGTGCTGGTGGTAGATACACAGTTACATCAAATTTAAATGCTTCTTACCAAACACTATTCAAAACTTTAGCGTGCCCTTTTTCTTTTGAAATAACTTTTGTAAGTGTCTAATGAATTTTTTAAATAAATGTATTGCTTTGGCTATGTCATTGGCTTCACGTGGTTTTACAAACAAAAAAGCTTTTGTTTGGGAAAAACAATTACGTGTATTGTCTTGTTTTGGTAACTCAACAATTTCACCTTGCCCAAATTTACTTAAAAGTAAAAACCATGGTGGACATTATTGTGGTGGGTGTGGGTGCGGTGATAATACATATACTCAATTATTAATTAATGGTCAATCTTATTCTAAATTGGATTACCCCTATCTTTCGTGTCCACTAAAGATGCCAGGATTCTCCAATTATGAGCCAGCAAACCCAAAAGAAATTGAAGAAAACAATAGAAAATCTCAAATTGAGCTTTATGATATAATAGAACTTGATAAAATTATTGTATCAAGTCCAGACCCATCCAATGCAGAATATGAGGTTTTTGAGAAAATGGCTAAAATTAAAAGTTCCCAAGAGCCTAAATAATTTTTGTAATGGATCCAACAAACAAAGAAGAATTTATTGGTTTTTGTAAACGAGCCCTGGGCGAACCAGTTGTCACGGTTAATATTGGCTCAACTCAAGCTGATGATCGTTTAGATGACTGTTTAAGCTATCTAATGGAAAAGCATTTTGACTTTGTTCATAGAGCTCTTTTTGCTCATAAAATTACTGCAACCGATTTAAGTCGCCGGTATATTGACACGGATGGTATGAGTGCTGCACTTGGATCCACCGGTGGCTGGCCTAGTGCAGATCATATTTTAACTATCAGTAAAGTCTATCCTATTACGTCGACTGTTGGTGATTATATCTTTGATCTTAGATATCAGCTATCAATGCAGGACTTCTTTGGTATATTCTTTAACCAAGGACAAGCATCGTATGGTGCATTATCCAATTATGAAATGGCAAGAAGTTATATTTCAACCATTGAAATGGATTTTTCATATCCAGTTGCATATACATTCTCAAAAGCAACATCAAGACTATTTTTGGATACTGGACAAGATAGACTAAAAGTAGGAAGTTATATAATGCTTGAAGCCTATGTTGCAATTGACGTGAACCTGTATCCCAAAATATGGAAAGACCGTATTTTTAAACGATACTATACAGCTACATTGAAAAAACAATGGGCACAGAATCTTATGAAGTTTTCTGGTGTTCCCTTACCCGGTGGTGCACAAATGAATGCACCTGCTCTTATGGCTGATGCCCTACGAGAAATAGAAGAGATTGAAGATAAGATAACCAAGATGTATGAGCCACCACCGGATATGCTGATAGGCTAAACTATGACTACCAACCCATATATTCAAGACGATACTGGACAACAAGATTTGATGGAATCTATCACCATCGAAATCATTCAAGGTACCGGAAGAGATGTGGTATATGTTCCACGTCAATATGCAAATATTGATAAAATCTTTGGTGAAGATATGGGTACTTCGTTTTCTACATCTTATACCATTGAAGCCTACATCAAAACAAATACTGGGTTCAAAGGAACTGATATTATTAATCAGTTTGGTATTGAAGTAAAAGATCAGCTTACTCTAGTGATTGCAAAGAAAAGATTTAAGGACATAGTAAGTGCAGCAGAACCTGCAATTATTCGTCCACGTGAAGGTGACTTAATTTATTTTCCGTTATCCAAAAGTATATTTGAAATTAACTTTGTAGAACACGAAAACCCCTTCTACGCATTAGGCAAACTTCATAGTTATGAATTGACATGTGAAATGTTTAGTTACAGTATGGAAAAAATTACCACAGGAAATACTGCTATCAATGAAATTTATGATAATGCCTTTAGAACCTTCTACAATCTATATGTGTACAATCTTATAGGTGCTACTTCTTTCTATCCGGGACAATACGTGCAACAAAGTGGTATTTCTGGTGGTTCTGGTGGATTTGGTCAAATTGAATCTTGGGCAGGTGAAACTTATAGTCCAGTGCTTATCAATATTATCAGCGGAAGCTTCAGTACGGCTTCCACATTTAGAGCCCTCGGAGATACAGCTGGAGTCTACCAAGGGCTCACAGCGTCTATTAGCTCCATTATTGCTGATACTAATAGATACGTGTCCTACGGAACCAACAAGACTCTCAAAGGAAACAATGAGGATTTTGAACAAGAAAGATTTGCAAATAATGTGGTTCCGTTTGACAATACGGATCCATTCTCGGAAGGTAATTATTAATGTTTCAATATTACTACGGCGCATATCTCCGAAAAGTCGTTATTGCTTTCGGTACCCTATTCAATAATATCTATGTTGCCCATCCAGAAAGTGGTGTTGACAAAAATATTCGTGTTCCTTTAACCTATGCACCTAAAGAAAAATTTATTCGGCGGTTATTAGAAGAATCATCGATTACTGATGATACCAAATTGGGGATACGTTTACCACAGATGAGTTTTGCAGTTAATCAGATTGCCATTGATCCAAGCCGTAGACGTAACAAAGTAAATACTGATGTATACGATGTTGTTGGTAATCAAGGCAAACAGATGTTTGTTGAAGTACCTATTAATATAACATTCAATTTGTTTATGTACACAAGACATATTACAGATACTTTACAAATTTCAGAACAAATTATTCCATATTTTAATCCAGAATTTAATTTAAAAATTAACTATGGTGCAAATAGAGATGATACAACAGTTCCACTGGTTATCATGAATGGTATAAATTTAAATGAACGATACGATGGAGACTTCGGTAGTCGCCGCCTAAATATGTCTAGTATAGGATTAATTGCAAAAGGTTATATGTTTGGTCCAGCTAATGGTAACCAAGCTATTCAGCTTCTTGAAGATTATAATCTTGATGTGCAAGCTATGTTAGAATAAAATGAAAGATGTAAATAAAAATTTAGAACAGTTTTTTCATATAGACTCCACAAACGAAACTACCAAACAAGAAATTGTAAAACCTGGGGCTACTGGACCAGCAAGTGAAGATTATGATTTTGCCAGACAGAATCTGAGAAATCTTATTTCTAGTGGTGCAGTTAGTTTAGAAGGAATAATGAAAGTTGCTATTGAATCTGATAACCCAAGAGCTTATGAAGTTCTTGCGACGATGATTAAAACAATAGCTGATATCAATGTAAATCTAATGGACGTATCTACAAAATTTGCAGAAACAAATAAAGTTACTGTAAAAAATAATACAAATAATTCAATATTTGTTGGTACAACCAAAGATTTGCAAGCCTTATTAAAAAAAGAAAAAGATTATGTGGAGGCAGAAATAAATGAGTCAACCCCGAACAGGATATCGGTCAAACCCGAATCTTAAAGCACCCGGTATAAATGTCAATTATACCAAAGAACAATTTGACGAATATGTAAAGTGTGCTCGCGACCCAATTCACTTTATTGAAAATCATATTAAGATTGTTACACTCGATAAAGGTTTAAGCCCTTTTCTCTTATATGATTATCAAAAAAAGTTTATTCAGTCTATTCACGATAATCGATTTGTGGTATCAAAATTTCCTCGACAGAGTGGTAAGTCCAGCTGTGTACTTGGTTATATCAACCATTATGTAAACTTTCATCCAGATGTGAAAGTTGCTATTCTTGCAAATAAACAAAAAACTGCAACTGAATTATTTAACAGACTTCAGTTAGCTTATGAAAATTTACCACAGTACTTACAACAAGGTGTGCTTGAGTGGAACAAAACTTCACTAAGCCTTGAAAATGGTTCGTCAGTTATGTGTGCTGCTACTTCAGCTTCAGCTATTCGTGGTGGTTCTTATAATTTTCTATTGTTAGATGAGTTTGCATATCTTCCACAAAATATTGCAGAAGAGTTTTATGCATCTACGTATCCGACCATTTCGGCTGGTACTACCTCAAAAATTATAATTGTTTCAACTCCACACGGATTAAACCATTTTCATAATACTTGGATTAATGCATCTCGTCCAGAAGGACATCCACTCAAGAATAAATTTGTTCCAGTAGAAATTAGCTGGAGACAAGTTCCTCTATATCCGGGTGGTCCGAATAGAGATGATGCATGGAAAACCGAAACCATTGCAAATACCAGTGCAGAACAATTCAATCAAGAATTTGAATGTTCATTTATTGGATCATCTAACACACTTGTTTCGTCATCTAAGCTAAACATTTTAGCCCCTAATGATCCTATCGAACAAACTCCAGAAGGTTTAAGAATCTTTGAACAACCGGATCCAAACGGTATTTATTTTATCATGGCAGACGTTTCTCGTGGACAGGGTAAAGACTATTCTGCCTTTATTGTTATCGAAGGAAGTCAATCACCCTATAAAGTTGTTGCGAGCTTTCAAAACAACACAATCAGCCCGTTCTCTTTTCCAACTACAATTAAAGTAGTAGCCGAAAAATATAATGAAGCTTATGTGCTTATTGAGGTAAATGACGTTGGTGGACAGGTTGCATCAATACTTTATAACGATCTAGGCTATGAAAATTTGCTGATGACTCAAAATAAAGGAATGAAGGGTCAGGTATTATCTCAGGGTTTTGCTCGGGGTAGGGCTGAATTCGGTCTTAGAACGACTACTCAGACTAAAAAAATTGGTTGTGCGGTACTTAAACGTTTAGTAGAAGAAGACAAAATTTATTTAAACGACGAACGAATCATGAAAGAACTTATGTCGTTTGTATCAAAAGCAAACAGTTTTCGGGCAGAAGATAACCATAGTGATGATTTAGTTATGTGCTTAGTGTTTTATTCATGGTTAACTCGCCAAGAGTATTTTGCTGACTTAATTGAGACTGCCAAGAACAAATATTCTCAGAATGAAACAAACCCGGAAGATGACAATACATTGTTTATGATGAGTGCAGATGAACGAGATCCAGATGAAGTTACAAAAGACGGCTGGTCAGATGGAAATTTTGTTTGGTTTCCGTCATAAAAAATAGTATATAAATAATAACGAGGAACAATATGGGATTTGCACCAGAAATAATTAATCCAACACCAATTAACCCCTTTTCAGATTTTTTAGATACTAATCAGGATGGAGGAAAATGGGAGAGCGATCAGCGTAATCCTGACTTCTTAAGAAATGCTGTAGTATTAATTTCTGCAGGAAATTTTACTAGTATTAATACTCTAAATCAGAAAGGTATAACAGCATCTGGTTTATTTGGAATCCTAAAAGCTACACAGAATGCAGGAAATATATGGACGGAGAAGATTACAGGTGAATATAAGATAGGGCCCGACAATACGAGTGGGTCTTATGTATTTGACAGTCCAAACAGTTTTATAAGTGTGATGAATAACATTCACAATAATATTAATGATATTATTCGACAATATATTCCTGAAGCATCATATACTGATCTAGGCCCTGACGGAGTGCCAACGGGACCAGGTGGTAACTTCGCGAATACAAATTCATTTAATTTTTTAAAAGATATTATGTTTCCTGGTTCGTATACAGGAAATTCTGGTGGAGTATTACCTACGAGACTTTATAATAGTGGCGAACAACCAGATGTTACCGGAAACGGAATAACTGGTGCGTTTGTTGTTTATGATCAACCTAATCAAGAACATGTTTTGAGTAGAACTGGTATTGAGTTTTATACTGTACTGACAGCTCTTGCATATGGAGCAACTGTTGTCGTTAATGGTAATTATCAACCTATGGCTAATTGGCTTGGAAATCCGGGGCAAGTCAATTCATACGCCTGGTCAACTAGAGCCGATGCTTTTATGACTTTAGATATGAGTACATATATTGATGGACAAGGTATTACTTTAGCATCATCTGAGAGTCGTTTAATATATGGAGGAAGCGAAGCTTCATATGCATCAGGTAATACATTTAATTATTGTCATGGACTTACTGCCCAGTGGTTAAACAGTATCTATACAGAAACTATTAAGCGTAATAATATTGTTAATAGTACTTTAGATGACGATGCCCCCACGAATACTAAGGCCGCTTATATTATTCATGCAGGATTATCTGGAGCTGCTTTCTGTCTTTCGCAAAATACAAGTTCTAATGATTTTTCAGATATTCATCGTTATCCTGGATTTGATGGAAAACCATCACTATACCAGAATGTACCCAATACAGCTGGATTAACTGCTTATACCTTAATAGAAGATCCATATCTTAATAGATTATTATGTGTTATTGGAAAGAAACAAAGAGTAATTAAGTCTCCTAATTTTGGTAATCCTACAACTGGAAGGCTTGTTTTAGAAATTCCATTAATTGCTGATGTTGCAGGTGCTTTACAGCGAGCTAAATCAAATAATGATCTTTATAAATCAGCTGTAGGTTTTCCGTATTCTACACCTTTAAATTGTGATAGTATAACACCTACTCCAGCTAGTTTTAGTAACTCTGCTAAAACTTTACAGAGTAGACGTATTAATTATTATGTTAGTTCGAGTAATGGTTTAGTATTAGCTACAGATTTAATTGGCGCTACATCCCCATATCTTTCAATTGATATTAATGATAGAATTGGTGTTACATCCATGAAACGGGTAATTACTGAGATAGCAACAATTATTTTGAACAGAGCTATTACTGCTGGTAAAGTAAATAACCCAAGTAATAGAAATATTTTAGAAAATGAGATACAAAGTGAAATCGTTGCTAATTCTGGATTAAATGCATCACTTAACCCAGGTACTATTGTAGTTATTGAATACCTAACAGCTGCAACTGTATCTGCAACTATAACTTTCTTTCCAATACAAGCATCTTTTGGAACAACAGCGCAAAATACTCTGCTTTCTGGATATACTGTAACCGTTATAGCTCAATAAATTAAAGGTTCTTAAATGGCTAATCAAACAATTTCAGAATTCAAAGATGGGTTTAAAGGCGGAACTCGTGCTAATAGATTCAATGTTGATATTAATTGGCCTGCAAATGTTACTTCCCAACCTACTACTTCAATTTATCATGCAACTGCAACAAAATTACCAGAAGCAGAATTGGGTAGTATTTCAATACCATACCGTGGGCGTGTAGCACATTATGCTGGTGACCGAGACTATAAACCATGGACTGTTACCTTTATTGATGATACGGGAAATAATGAATCGTGGACAGCATTTCACCAATGGGCTGATTTATTAAGTTCACACACAACAAATACTGTTGCTGACTCAACATATGCAGCAGGTATTAATTTATGTGATATTACGTTTAATCAATTAAGTGATCCTAGTGGCGGTGGCGGTACTGACACAGGGCATTCAATATTTCGAACAATAACATTAAAAAATGCATGGCCTTCAGAAGTAGGCCAGATTGGTTTAGATATGGGTGAAGGTGGTAGTTTAGTATCCTTTAGTGTCACATTTACTTATGACTATTATGAGATCGTAAACGGTATTTAAGTATGAATCTATCAACATTTAAAAATTCTTTTTCTGGTGGTACACGTGCAAACCGTTTTCTTGTTAGCGGTGGTATTGCGTTTTCTACAACAAGCACATCAGTGACTCCTAAACCATTTCATATAAGATCTACTTTTATTCCACCTATTACAAACATAACATTAGAATTACATGGTTATGGTAGAAAAGTACATATTCCTGGTGATAGACAATATGCACCATGGCAAATATCCATATATGATGATTTAAATGGATCTACTAGTGTAGGTACTAATAGTACTACACCTTCTAATTTATGGGCTGATTTTTCAAATTGGAGTAATAGAATTAATAATCATAAAGATAATACTCCAGACAGTACATTAAATTCAAACAATTATAAGCGAACCTGGAAAATTGAACATTTAGATTTAAATGGTGACACCATAAAAACCTTTACTATGAATGGTTGCTGGCCAAAAACTGTTAGTGCCATTGATCATAATATGGCAAATAGAAATTTTTTGAATACTTTTTCAGTTGTTATGTTATATGATGATATTGTAATTACTGGTGCTGATACCCAAGCATAAAAATAAATCTTGATTTAATTGTACCTAAATATTGTGAAAGATCAACATGGCTATAGAATTTTTTGGATTTGAATTTGGAAAGAAACGC